GCCGAATTCCGGCGCCTCGACCTCGCCGTTGAAGCGATTGGCCGTCATGTGGTGCCCCAGGTCGGCGACGAGGACATCGAGATGGTGCCGGAACCGGTCACCATGCCCTCGGACACCGAGACGCTGTGCGCGGTGACGACGCCGGAGAACGAGCAGACGCCCTCGGTGGTCGGAGCGCCGACGCCGCCATTATCGGCCCCGGTGAAGTCCAGCTTGAAGTTTTTCGGCTCGCCGGAATCGTAGGCGGCGAGCATGCCGTCGGTGTCGTCATGGGTCGGGTTGTCGGGATCGAAATGATATTCCCAATCGACCGAGGCCGACTTGAAGCCCTGTTTGTATTCCCGGTAACCGGAGGTTGACAAAAGGTGGGTGGCGTCGACCTGGTCAGCCTCGGTGTTGAGGTTGATCGAGGTGACGTTGGCGACCGAGTTGAACACTTCGGTCGGTGTGGCGCCGTCGCCGATCTTGAGCGTGGCGCCAATGCCGGTAAAGCCGGTGGTTTGAGCCATGACAGTTACTCCTTCAAAAATTATGCGCTGCTGCGCCAGCGCAGGGTGAACGCCATCACGCGGCGGTGCGTGGTGAGGTCGTCGGCATAGTCGGTGAAATCGACGCTGTCCTTCTGGAACGATGCATGCACGGGCTGCGCGTCGGCCGAGACGTAATGCAGGTCGCGCAGATGGTCGCGCACCGCCTCGCCGAGATCGATGGCGGCGCTCGCCTTGGCGGCGATGCAATGCACCTGCACCGACGTTTCGGGATAGACGGTGGCGCCCTGCAGCAAGACTTCCTCGTCCTCGGCCGACATCGCCACCGCGATCGCCGGCAGCGTGGTGGTCGGCGGCAAGGGGAACGGATAGACGCGGTTCGACACCAGCCCGGTCACCGGCGACGGCACCAGCAACGCCTTGATGGTGAGCGAGATGCCACTCATTCGACCAGCCTCGCCTCGATCATCAAGCCCTGGCGGCGGCTCAACTCGCGCGGCCGTCCGATGATCTCATAGGTATCACCGTCGTAGATGATGCGGTGCTCGGCATCGACGTCGGGCCGCCAGCGGATGGTGAAGAACAACGCCATCTGCGCATATTCGCGCGCCACCGCCTCGGCCTCGAACGAGCGGTGGAATTCCATCTTCGCCCACACGGTGGCGTAAGTTGCCCAGGTCAGCACCTCCTCATTGTAGTCGGGATCGTTGGTGATGGTGGCCGCCTGCAGTTCGATGCGGCGATCAAGCTGGCCGGCCGCAAACGCGATGACGGTCATTTATTTGGTCACTTTCCTGCCCAGTTTGGCGGCGCGTTTTTCCATCTCCGGTCCGATCCTTCCGCCGAACCGTTTCACCACCTCGTCGCGGGTGGAGAAATAGGCCGGCGTCAGGAACGGCATCGGCCGGGTGCCGGGATGAAAGCGGTTGCCGATCATGTGCCCCGACGTGCCGAACTCGACCAGGTGCGCGTATTTCACCGGCTTGCGCTTGCCGAGCCGGGTTTCCCGCTCGATGCCGGCATCGGGACCGACGCGGTGCATCGGATTGACCTTCGAGGAACGCGGGTTGCGCTTGATGGTGAGCGAGCGCGCCAGCGTCCCGGTGGTTTCCTTGAGCGGCAGCCGCAAGACGTTCTGCCGCGCCGCCTTCAGCGTCGGCTGCAGCGCAAAGCGCGACGAGGCGTTGAGCGGCACCGACACCTGTTTTGCCAGCGCACGCAGATTGGCGGCAGTCTGCCGGTCGCCGCTGACCTTGCCGGTGATCAAAATCCTGCTCGCAATTTTTGGGAATGGCACAGCATACGCCGAAGCGTGCGCAGGCTCAATGCCTCCACGATGCCGCCAGCGCGGCGAGATGGATTTTCAGCATATCGTGCGCCGTGTCCCGTTGGCGCCGGGTTCGATAGATATCGCGGATATGCTCGCCATCGCCGCAGACGCGGCCGACCAGCATGTAGCCATGGGCGCCGAGCAGTTGCCGGCAAAAGCGCAGATCCGCAGCTGCCTGCAGCCGCTGTTCGGCGATGCCGGCGGGGCGGCGGCTGATATCCACCCGTTCGCCGAATCCGACTGAGGCGCTGCCGATGCCGCCGACCGCCTCCCAGGCATGACGGAAGCGGATCGCCGCCTGCACCTGGGCAAGGTCGATTATGCCATGCGCAGCCAGCGTCGAGACCGAGGATTCGCGCAGGTTGACCACTGCCGTCACTTGCCGCGGATTGGTCCCGCCCTCCGGATGGCTGGCTGAGTAATACGGGTTGTCGACCGTGGTTAGCACCGTCTTCATGCCCGCGGCACCCACAATCCAGACATCAGATCGCTCATCCACGACGGCATTTGCTCGAGATCCAGCGCCGTCACCGATTCGCGGTATTCGTAGAGCATGCCGGCAACGCGCAGAATGCCGGCCCGCATCGGCGGCGGCAGGCTGGCCATATCGGCATAGCCGGCAGTGAGCGTTATCGCGGCATCGGCCGCGAATGCGGTGCCATCCGAATGCACCAGCCATACTGGCTCGGTCAGGCTGGCGCTTTCCAGCGCATATTCCGACGAGACGTCGACTGCATCCACCACCACCGTGAATGCCGATACCGGCTGCAACGGACACTGGTAGCTTGCGGCGCCGGTTGCCAGATCCGGCTGCCAGTCGACTGCAGCCGAAAAGATAGACAGCCCCCAGACATGCTCGAGCAGCCCGATCGACTGCGCCAGCTTGTCGGTAATCAGTGCATCCTCCACCGAGTGATCGACGCGCAAATGCTGCTTGGCCATGTCCAGCAGCGCCGCCGGCAGTGTGGTCCAGTCAGGAGTCGCGGTATAGCTCACTCGCCGCGCTCCTGGTCGTAGCGTTCAAACATGGGTCTGAGGTCAACGATGGTTTCGCGGCCGTCGGTCAGCCGCAACACCAACGACCAGTCACGACAGGCAATGCCGGTAATGCCAGCGCCGGCCTCGCCGCGCTCGCCTCTCGGGCCGCGCTCACCGGAACGCCCCTGGCTGCCGGCGCGTGCCGCCAGCATCCAGCCGTCGCCGGGCAGTGGCCCAGGATCGTCCGAGCGCGCAATCCATTCCGACCCGTTGAATGACACACGGTCGAGTTTCGCGTAGGCTTCGTCCGGGTCGTATTTGCCGCGCGCCTCACCGGTGCGACCATCGGGACCACGTGGCCCTTCGGGTCCCGGCTCACCGGCCGGTCCCGGTTCGCCGTCCTTCAGAGCGGCCAGACGCTCGGTCATATCCTCACACAGCCGGTCATAGCGGCGGCGGGCCGCAAGTAACTGCTCCTGTGCCTCCAGCCGCTCCTCGCGCAGTTTTTCCAGCGTCTGCACGGCCAGCCGTTCCTCAGCCGCAGCGACCTCAGTGACCAGTTCATCAATGCGCGATTCGGTCTGTTCGCGGAATTCCATGTAATCAGCAACACGATTGCTGATCTCTTCTACTACCGGCGGAACGAGGTCCGCACGCTGGGTCAACTCATCCAGTCTGATGCCCAACGCGGCATCGGCTTCGCCGCATACTTTGGCAACTTCCTCAACAGCGGCGGCAATATCGCCCTGCAATTTCACCAGAGTTTCGCCGCCGCCCCACCGCATTTCATCGATTGCCGCCGATATCCGGTCATGCTCGATGTTGATGCTTTCACCGATGGCTGTCGTCAGCCGCTCGCGTTCCTCGGCGAACCGGCGACCGAGATAGCGGCTGAGATCATCAAGCTGCTCTTGAAGTGACATGCTCGGTCTCGCCCAGTTCGAATGCGCGTTCATCGAATTTTGCCGCCTTCGCCTGCTCCGGTTCCTCTTCCTGCGCTTCCGGTTTCTCTTCCGCCTCAGCCGCCGGTGGTGGCGGCGGCGGTGCATCGGGCCGCGGCGTTTCCGGCTTCGCCTTGTCCCATGCCGATAGCGGCACCACCTGCTGCTGCACCCTTGGCTCGTCGCCGAACGGTGCGTCGGGCAGATCCTCGGCGTTGCGGGCTTCGTTCGGCGCATAGATGCCGCCTTGCACGCCCCGCGCCAGCGCCTCGATGCGATCCTTGTAAGCCACGCGAAGCAACGCCGCGGTGTCGAACTCGACCCATTCGTCCGGCCATGATCTGAGCCCGAAGAAATGATCGAAAGCTACTTCTATGTGATTGATGGCGAATCCGAGCCCGCGCGCCAGCCAGAACTGCATCAGCGCCTCGGTCGAGGCAAAACTTGCCTTGTCGGTCATGCCGAGGATGGCCGGCGGTACGCCGTAGACCATGAAGATTTCTTCCTGGGTCAGCTTGATGGTCGCCGCCACGTCGGCCTCCTGGGCCGTCATCGAAACGCCCTTGAACTTCATGCCGGGCGGCAGGATCGGTGGACGGCCGGCCAGATTATCGACGCCATGCCAGGCTTCATTGAAACGCT